CAGCGACACCTGCTTTAGTCATGCCTGCACCTTTTTCAGTAGGTCTAAAATTTTTTTTATTTCTTTTTGGCATTACATCGCCACCTCTTTTCATGGCTGTTCTACCATCAGGAAAATTTCCAAAATATTGTTTTGACTCGCCAAATCTCATACCAAAATCATTTCTAGACATACATCGATCTCCTTGCCATAAAACCACCACCCATAGCTTTTTTTCTTTTTGCAAATGTTTTAACGTTTGTTGGTTTACCACCAACACCCTGTGCGACCGCTCTCTTTCTTTTGACAGCTGATCGTCTCTGTCCCTCTGTCATAGATCTTGCTTTTGCAAGTGGAACACATTTTGGATATTTACGTTTTGCATCTTTCTTTTGTTTTGATCTTCCACACTTTGAGAAAGAGCCATCCTTCTTTTTACTTCCTATGTCTACCCACTTCTGGGCAAACCATTTATCTAAACCATTCTTGGCCATTACGAATTCTTTCCGTAAGCTCTTCCTTTGCCTCTTTTGGCTAACTTACAAACCCTCATTCCAGATTTATACATGGCTCTTCCACCCTTTGCTAGGTTAGATCTAGGATCATTTTCTAAATTTTTTAAACTTTTTTCAAAGTCCATCATATTATCTTTCATTTTTTCTGGCCCAGAAACGTCAGGTCTTTTTAATTTTTTAGGTCTATCTTTTTTTTCTCTAAACTCTAATTCTTTAATTGATTTGTTTAAATTGTCTCTAAATTTTTCACCTTTGGTTTTTTTTGGTTCAAATTTTTCACCTTCTCTCATTTTTTTTTCAAATTCTGCTACGTTTGACATTATACTCGTTTTCCCTTCATGAAAGCTCTACCTAATCCTCGTTTTGATATTCCACCACCTTTTAATCCTGCTCTTCCACCTTTAGCCATTTTAATATCGCTGTAATCTCCTTTTTGAAAATCAGCTTTTTTTTCTTTATTTCTTAAATCAGATAATGTGCCTATTAATTTAGAACCAGGACTCATTCCTTTTACAATAGCTTTACCAAATTTTTTTAATACATCTTTTGTTTTTGCTTTTCCTCTAGCTTTAAAACCCTCTTTAACTCTTTCACCTTTCATAGGTGGTTCTTTACTTGAATATTTAGATTTCATAGCTTCTTTAATAAAAGCTTTCTCTGTTTTAGGGTCTTCTCTTCTTTTTTTAATATCTTCAAATGCTTTTAAAGGTTGTGATTTTTCGTTTGCCATTATACTCGTCCTCCCTTCATGAAAGCTCTACCAAGTCCTCGTAATGACATCCCGCCACCTCTCAGACCTTGTTTTCTTAATCTTGCAGTTGCTTCCATTAATCCACCTTCAGCCTTACTACCTCTGAAATCTTTTCTCTTCACGCCAGATGGATCTTTGATTTTACCTGCACAGATCTTGCTAGCGTAGGCGTTAGCATATGCTGACGGATACACTTTAAATTTTCTTTTCGCTGCGGCTTTACCTCTTGGACATAGTTTAGTCATTATGCTTTCCTCGCTGTCTGTTTTGCGCGTTTAAAATTAGCTGCAGTCGGTGCACCTTTAGCACCTTTCTTACGCATCTTACCGCCACGTTTTCTTTTAGCATGTATGTTTGCATATAAACCTTTTCCAGCCATTATATCACCTTTTTTTTATTTTTTCCATTTTTCTTTTTGATAACACCTCTACCAATTAAAATATCTTTAAATGTAGTTTTGCCATCACCTGATAAATCAGGAAAACCTTTTTTTGCATTTACTCTTTTTTTAGGGCCAAATGTTTCTTTAATTTTATCTACGTTTGATTTTTTCTTAAATGGATTAGTTCCAGCTTTTAAACCAACTCTGCCACCTTTAGCTTTTTTTATTAAGTCTTTTCCTTTTGAAACTCCAGATTCAGTTACTGGTTCACCTTTTAATTTTTGCATTGACTGTCCAAGTTTTGATTTAACTTTTTGAATGTCTCTATTAAAATCTTGAGATTGTTTTTTCATTTGCCCTTTTGTTTTAAGAGCAGTTAGTCTGACATCATCTATAGCTTTTTTTATTTTTGATTTACCTACAGCTGGTTTTACGGATGTAATAGTTGGTGAAACTTTGCCTTTAAAAAAATTAAATGCTTTAAAAAATTTACTAGCCATTATTTTTTTCCTCCGTTTCTAAAAATTTGTGTACCCTTTATACCATAAATACTCGCCACGACAAGGATCCAGAGGTTTGTAAACCATGAAGGGAGTTGCGAGAACATCTCGAAGAATAATTTTACCTTGTCCATTGCTGTCGGGTCATCCGATACGACCGCCC